CCTGTTGTTAAAACATCTTCCTGAAGCTCAATCATACCAAACTCAGCGAGTTGACTCGCCCTTCTGAGCACAGTTTTCTTGCTCCAACCGAACTTTTCTTGAACTTCCTCAACTAACACTTTTTTGCCATTAGCCACAAAACCGAGCAGATGAGAACGTAGGATATCATACTTTCGGATGGTCGCTTCGTGAGCAGCCTTAACAGTTGCGTCTTTATTGCAAATTGTGCACCCAAGGTTCCTGTAAAACTCAATAGCCTCTTTTTTGCTCATCGTTGTCTCCAGAAGGCTTGTCGCTTTGCCGATAAAGTTATCTGGACGAAACTTATACCAAGAACACCTAGCGGCGGTTTTGCTCGAAGACTCAGTCACAAAAACGGGCTGACAGTCAACCATCACAACGTAGGTAGTTTTCATTTCAACCTACATTCTAAACCGCCTGTTGCAACAAGTCAAGCTTTGCCGTTATGCAGTATATACGTTTTGGACCCAAAATCGTCTAAACCATTGAAATCATTCAATTGGGGCATTCTGTATGCGGTATATCTACCACTGGGGCAAAACTACCCGACAAACGGTACCATGAACAAAATCAAAGACTTGAAAACGTCTCCGTTTGATTGGGGACATTTGCCTCGACTATGACATTCATGTCAATCGACCACGAATCAAGGACTTACAGTCACTATGGCAAATGTGTCGTACTCGGGGCATTACTCCCCAACTAAACCTGAACTTCAAGCAAAACGAGAACTTGCAAAACGTTGTTGCAACAGAGTTGCATTCCCTATGGGCACCTGTAATGGTGGTATCTAAATAGTAGTATAGATAAGTAGTATAGATGTATCCATAGGGAATTTTGGTAAGGAGAGTGTGGTACAATCTATTTACAAATGCCAATTGAACTTACAAGCCCTACAACTCTACGAATTCCAAAATCGGAAGTGAGCGAGATTGTTGAGAGTCAACTGAGGGCTGGATTATCTTACATTAATAAATCAAAGAACTTTCAGGCTCAAAGATTTAAAAATACAGGAAGAAATTATCTTGACGAAGAAGATTTTCAAGAAAGACTTAGGGTTCTACAAGAAGAAGCAAAAGTTTGTCTCTTGACAGAAGACCAAGAGTTTTGGTACACTCATTCTGGATTAGTCAAGTATGTTCAAGAAAAAACAAAACTACCAGTTAAAATCAATTTCAGCTACCCTGAACCTAAGCTTTTGGCTTGGCATAAAGCTCCCGACCACAAAGACCGACATTACCAAACAGAAGCTTGTGAAAATCTATTAAACATTAAACATGGTTCTGTATCTATGGGTACAGGACTAGGTAAATCTCACATTATTGCTCTCTTGACTAAAAGCTTAGGTCTAAAGACAGTAATTATGGCGCCTTCGGCCTCGATTACCGAGCAACTCTACGAACAATTTGTTTTAGCTTTTGGTTCTAAAAATGTAGGAGCTTTTTTCGGAGGCAAAAAGAAGTCTGACAAACTTATTACAATCGCAACAGCGCAATCTCTAACGAGAGTCAAGGAAGATTCGAAAGACTGGGAGAGTTTCTCTAAAACAGAGGTTTTTATTGCAGACGAATCACACCTATGTCCAGCTGAAACACTAGCGAATGTTTGTTTCGGTCTTCTTGCAAAGGCTCCTTACAGATTTTTCTTTTCAGCTACTCAAATCAGAGGTGACGGAGCCGGAGTTCTTTTGGATGGTATTATTGGACCTAATGTCTACACAATGACTGTGAAGGAGGGGGTTGCTGGAGGGTGGTTGGCTAATCCTGTAGTCAGGATGTACTCTGTCAAGTCTAACGGAGACTTATTGTGCGACGACCCTAACGACATGACTCGCCATCATGTACTCTACAATCCAAATATTACCAAGTCGGTAGGCGATATTTGCAACTCAGCCATGAAGCTAGGCCTGCAAACCATTGTTTTAATTGACGAAGTAGAACAGTTTACTAAACTCTTACCTTACTTGAAATACGAAGTGTCCTTTGCCCATGGAACTCTTACTGAAAACAAGTCTAAAGTGCCAACCGAATTCCACGACTCAAACACGAAGCAACAAGTGAAAGATTTCAATGAAGGCAAGATTAAACTTCTTGTTGGCACTAGTTGTATCTCTACTGGCACTGATACTCGCCCAGTCAAAGTGTTAGTCTACTGGAAGGGTGGCAGGTCCCAAGTAGACTTGCTGCAAGGTGTGGGTCGAGGAACCCGTGTTGTTCCCGGTAAAAAAGACTTTAAGGTTATCGACTTTTTTGTCGAGCAACCAGAATCAATCAAGAACTTCGTTCCATTTCGGCATAGCCTAGAGCGACTAGAGGTTTACAGGTCAATTTCTGACTCAGTTAAGATTGTTTGAGACCATTGAGTCTACCTTGTGATATGATGGATTCATGGCTAAGTTTGAAGTCGACGCAGATTACAGGCTCTTTGCTGACCAGCTAGAGGGTCTTCTCCAGCGTCACGAAGCAAATATAGACCCTGACGAAGACTTGCTGATTCGTCAGAGAAGGCAGCTTCGGAACCTTATTGAACTTGAGGTCGAATTTCGCCGCGTGCTACTTGAGCACCGCTGGGGACCTGCGACCTACCGCAAGTTCATGGAATACATTCTTGACGACAAAAAGAATATCCTTGCAGCAAGACCGTTCTTCCGGGAGCGTCACGAAACTTTCACGAGTAAGATTTCGAAGGCTTTTAAGACCCGCTCTGACAAGGACCTTTATTCGCTTAATACTAATTGGACTTTTGTCAAGTGGGTACTTAACTTACACAAGTGGCCCAAGAACGGTAAGGTCGCTGAAATTGCGCGTGCCATTTCATGCCAGCGCACAGAGCTACTTGAACAAAATATCCCCCTAGCACTAAGCCAGTCAAGACTTTTTTGGAATTCGGTGCCGCGTTCGCATCTGAGTTACATGGATATTGTACAAATCCACTGTATGAGTTTTATGCTCGCAATCGACAAATTTGTTGCCCCTAAAGGTGAAATGACCGAAGAGGAAAACTTGAAAAGGTTCAAGAGCTTCAGAGCGGTCGTTATCGGAATCATGATGAGAGACCGAGTCAACGCTTACAGCGAGACAATGCTACATTATTGGCCGGGTGACCGCGCAAAGCTTTACGCTGCAAATAAAATCGCCCGCAGACACCAAAATTCAGGTGGAACTGACCTTGAGGCCGTAGCTGAAGAATGCAACAAGATTCTTGACCCCAAAAACCAAACTACCAGCGAAGAGCTAGGCGCCCTCATGGCTGGCGGTTCTCCGGTGACTCTCAACGTACTCGCGAAGGACAAAGACGGCACTCAAGACAACGGTGACCAGCCAGTGTGGCTTCCAATCGCTCCCGAGGACCAACCCGACAACCAGTTCGAGCAACAGGAATTAGTAGCAAAGCTAGTTGAAACAGCGAATTCTCTTGGCTTAAGAGAGCAAAAACTGCTAAGATTGAAAGGGATTAAACTATGAAGAACAACGACGGCACAACAACTTCCACAAACCCCGACAACACAACTGGTTTTTTCGTGGGCCAGCCAGGACACCCAGTAAGAGCTATTACGCCAATTCGTTCTGTCAAGGGCAAAGTTGCCGTCACGCCTTTTGTTGACACAACGGTTAAGACAACTCAAAGGGGCACAGGCACCGTAAAGGTAGCTTTTATTGAAAATAAGGTATCTCTCACGAGCCTTGAAGTCGTTTTTGACTCAGAGGACCTAAGATTCAGGGCTGGCCAGAAAGTCTGGGTTGCTTCTAGCCTGTACACACAGCCGTGGGCGAAAAACGTACTCGAAATTGACGGAAAGGCACTTATTCTTTTGCCGGAAACACTCGTGGAGCTAGTAAGTTGAAGTTTTTGCTAGTCGGAGATGTGCACGCGGTCCCGGATGAGCTTGACGACTGTCAGGCTCTCTTGGACTTCGTTTATTCAAAGTCAGGCAAAAATATTGGTGTTGTATTCATGGGAGACCAGCACCACACCTTTAACGTAGTGCGAGCCGAAGTTCTTGATTTCTGGCACCGCAACCTTAAAAAGTTCAAGGAATCAGGTATCAAGACCTACATGCTTGTCGGTAACCATGACAGAACACCCAACACAAGTTCGGGAATTCACAGTTTGATGTATGGCGATGTATGCGAAGTCATTAGTGAACCCACCAGAATCGACAATGTAGCTTTTGTTCCTTGGCAACACTCGGTAGAGGCCTTTGTTCAAGAGGCAAAGTGGGTTGGTGGCGACTACCTCGTTTGTCACCAGACAATCGTAGGCGCCAAGTATGAAAACGGCTTCTACGTTCCTGAGGACGAAGGAGTTAATCTTTCCGACCTAGAAGACTGGAAAAAGATTTTTTCTGGCCATATCCACTCACCTCAAACTTTTAAAAACGTCGAGTATGTTGGGGCACCCCGGTGGCGCATTAGCACTGACTCAGACGTTTGTCGTCGTATCGTTCTCTTCGACCCTAGCAACGGCTCTGTAGAGAGGTTTTCCACAGAAGGAGTGTGTCGTGCGATGTATTCTTATTCAGAGCACGAAACCGGAGCCTCAGAACCGATTCAAGTTATGGTGAGACCCTACAAACTCGCTCTTTCGCTTCACGGGAGCGCCGATTACATCGAAAGTCGCAAGAGGGTATGGCAAGAGTTAAATTCTTCTGACGTAACTGTTTCTATTAGGTCTTTTCAGACTCGCCCACGTGAAGTGCAAATTTCAGAGTCTGAAGGTGTAGGCAAGGCGTTCAATAAGTACGTAACGGCTTACAAGCCTAAGTTTAATAGCAACCCAGAAGTATTGAGAAAAATTATTTTCGAGAGAGTGAAAATTTAATGTCACCGGAATTATCCAAAATCATCGACGATAGGCTACCTAAGGAGCTAGGCGCGCAGCTTAAGAAGGAGCTTTTTCAGACAAACCAAAACCCGACCAAGGAACAGTGGGCAGCCATTCTAAAGTTGTCTGAGTGGACGGGAATGGTTTACCCGCCCCAGCTAGAAACTCTAAAAAGAACAGCAATGCTAATTTTGGATGCTGCCGTTGTAATTAGACTTGACTTCGACAATTACGTTGCTAGTTTTGAGGCGGTAAACCCAAGAGGCAAGGAAACTGTCTCGGCGGCCAATATGGATAGGCTGCGCACTCTAACTGGCTGGTGCCTTGGACCTCAGTGGAAAAGAGTTAAACTGTCCATTAACGGAAAGAAAAAGGAAAATGACTCCAGAACAACTATTACTTGCAGACAGCCTGCTAAGTACAGAAGAATTAAGCGAGCTAAGAAAAGTAAGCGCAATTCCGAGCAATAAGCTATCACCGACAGCAGCGACAAAATTTTTTTCTTTGTTTCTGCAAGGGTACGACTGCACTACAATTGCACTCACAAATCCAAGTTTAGGCTCCTACGGCCTAGGGTTGCTTTTGAGGGCCCGAATCGAGTATGACTGGGATGGACAGCGAGACGCTTACATTAGGAGTTTAATGGCTTCCGCCCGCGCCACTATCGAAAAGACTACCCTAGAGGGAATTCAGTTTGCTGCCGATGGAATGGCCGTTTACCACAAAATCGTAGGCATGAACTACCGAAAATTCCTTCAGACCGGCGACAAGGCTGACCTTGGAGACGCGAAAGACGTTTCATTCAGGACCTACCAAGGCATGGTAGACCTATTCATGAAGATGACAGGTCAAGGCAAAGAAAACAGGCAAGAAGTCGTTTTTAAGACTGATGCGCCCATTTCGGTTTCAATGCCTGAACTTCCTTCGCTCCCAAAGGACAGGCCTGCCACTAGCGACGAAGCCTATAATCTACTCCTTGGACTCGATTCCAAGGGTAAACCATGAATATCATTGAAAAATTTGTAGCCTTTGTCATGAAAATCTACATGTGGTCAGGCGCTTACGGCGCATGGTCACGTTTCTACCAAAGAATTTGGGAATCCCAGCGTCTTCCAGTAGAGAAGTTTTCAAGCCTAGACGAACTTGGCCACTACATGCAGAAGTTCAAGTGGCGTGCCGATGGCTGGAGACAGCTTGGCGACGCCATTTCTCACCCTGAACACGTCCAGTGGCTCATGACAACAGGGGCCGTTTTTATCGGAGATTGCGAAGACTTCGCCTGCTATGAGGTAAGTGTAGCAAAAACTCTCAAGGAAGTCAAGTCGGCCAAAATAATGACTATTATTTGGCACAGCGACAAGTACGAAGGCCATAACGTTTGCCTGATTGAGTATATGGACGGTACGCTCTCATACATGGACTACGGACCTCCATCGCGTTCCCACTGGTTCAAGATTGAGGACGTTGTGAGTGAAGTTTTATCCGAATACGCGCCCGGAGCGACTCTACTTGGCGTGTATTTCATGGATGAATACGGATATAAAGAATGAGCGCATCAATCTCAGAACAGCGTAAGGCTATTTTTACGCCGTGCAAGACGAAAGAGCACCTTAAGCTGTGGGTTAAGCACTTTTTGAATATTGAGCTACCTGACTGCACGGTACTTGAAGAGTCTAACTCGAATCCGTTTGACGCTCTCTGGGAGCCTTACGATTGTATTCTACGTAACGACGTAGAGGGGTTTACCCGAGTCATGTCGTATGCCAGTAGAGGCGGTTTTAAGACACTCTCTGCGGCGATTCTAGAGACCCTTCTACTTCTGCACACTGACCGAAGTGTAGGTCACATGGCGGCCATCGAGCGCCAGTCAAAGATTTCGGCCGGTTACGTAAAGGGATTTTTTCAGCTTCCACACCTTCGCGACTACGTTGACAATGATAACGCGACCGATTTCGTTATTGTAAAGTACGTTCACAAAGTGACAGGTGACATTATTACTTCCAAGGAATTTACTAAGGTCGCGGTAGACAAGAGGCCAGCGTGGATTCGCAAGCAGAATAAACTCACGATTGTTTTATGTACAATGGCAGGCGCAAACGGCCTCCACGTTAACGGCCTATTTGTCGTGGACGAAGTAGACGTTGTGCCTAAACAGCACGTTCCAGCATACTTTCAGTCCAAGTCGATTCCAGATACAAGTTCTGGTTTCCGCCCGATTACGTTACTCACCTCTACCAGAAAGTTCCGTACAGGTCTAGTCCAAAAGGAACTAGACGAAGCTGTTAATACAGGATTGGTCGCTCGTCACTGGAATCTTATCGACCTTACTTCCGCTTGCGAGCAGGAAAGGCATCTACCCGACAGGCCGAAGCAGACGTACTGGATAAACGACAACACACTCAAGCACATTACTGAAGCCGAGTACCAAACACTTAATCCAGCAGTACAAGCAAAGTACGTTTCCGCCGAGGGCTACGAAGGTTGCGCAAAGTGCCCCTTGTTTGCTGCTTGCAAGGGAAGGTTGGCTACACATCAGACTTCCAAAAGCTTAATGTTGAAGCCTGTGGCTGACACAATTGACAAATTCAAAGGTGCGCCCGGCCCCGAATACATTCAAACGGAATTTCTGTGTCGCAAGCCGGATTCTACAGGACTTATTTACCCTCGTCTAGACCCTGAAGTACATTACAAGGAAGCTGCCGATATCATTGAAATGGTCACTGGTACTCGTGACCCAATGGCTGACAAACAAAAAGTAATCCAAGAACTACGTCGTCGTGGGGCCAAGTTCTTTACGGGAATGGACTTTGGTTTTAGCCACAACTTTGTAAGTGTTACTTTTGCCTCGTACGGAGCCTTCGTGTACGTGCTAGACGTTTTCGCTCAGTCGAATCTTGACTTAGACCAAAAAATCGAAGCGTGCCAGTACATTAAGACTACGTACGGGAATCCCGTTGTGTTTGGTGACCCAGCCTACCCTTCAGACATTATTTCTTTCAGAAAAAATGGATACAAAATGCGGGAGTGGGAAAAGGGGCCCGGGTCGGTGAAGGCCGGCATCGAAATGGTGCGTACCCTAATCTGGGATAGTCGTGGTCGCACTAGATTGTTTTTCCTTAAGGATGACGAAGGTGTCAAGCTTTTGTTTGATAGAATGTCTCGTTACGCCTTTGTTACCGACGCAGCAGGGCAAGTCACTGAAGAGCCAAACGATAAAGACGACGATGAATGTGACGCAATGCGTTACGGAATTATGAACGGAATGGGTAAAAACGGCGTACTCGTAGATAACGCTACCTACCAAAACGATACAATCCCGAATGCTCCTCTGGCTCCATCTAATATACACGCCCTACAGCTTACGAATATGATAAAGTCTCTTACAGGGCAAATTGACGCACCTTCCCGAGACTCAACAGCCCAACCAACCCAAACAATTAAAAAAGGTAGATTCCTGTTTAACGGGTAATCTAAATTAAATGCAAGCGAAACTTAATGTAACGACCAAAATTCTCGCATTTGCCGATGAGCAGGTAAGCTCAAACCCACGCTTGCGGGCACCTGACTGGCTCCGAGACATTTCTGGCATTTCCGTGAGTAACTTTAAGACTGAAGGCTATACAATTCAGGTCGGCGGAACACTTAACGCCTTTAACGGCGCCCGCGCAACGAGTGTCGCTTCGGATACCGTCTTTTCGATGGCTCTCACTAGCTTAGACCCGAGTCGTTACCGTTTGAGTTGGACAGGTGGAACAGACCCTGTCTTTAGGAGTTCGAGGGGCGTTGCGTGCTCAGGAGTGTCAATGGCACTTACCGTTAACGCTAACGCTACACTTACGGTTGTTGCAGGAAGTGCCATTTTCACTTCGGTGCAGGCCGGCGACTCGGTATATATTCCCGGCGTCACAACAGGTGAGTCTTCGGGACCGTTTTCGCCACTTAATGAGGGCGGCTGGATTGTTCTTTCGAAGTCTGGCTCGAATTCTCTCACTCTTGTGAGGGCTCCCGGAACGGATTTTGTTGGTGTGACAGAAACCCAGACCCCGAGCGCCGATTCTCAGTTTAGGGTTTTCTCTTCGGCAGGAGTGCAGGTTGGCGATTCAGTTGATATTTCGCAAGGGTTCTCGATTGGTTCCCTCAACACATTCGATATTGTCTTAGTGACAGACACTTTTGTCGATATTGAATCCGCTATCCCTCTCGCTAATGAAACGGGTATTACACCGGGTGCAAGTGGAATTCAATTCTTTTTTAGCGTTAAGTCATTTTTGTACGTTGAGGCTTCACAGCAAGTCGCCCTACGGCTTAATGGCGACTCAGGTGTAACGCAGAGAATTTGTCCTGTACCGACTGACGATGGAAGTCTTGCCCCGGGCAACTACATGAAGAGGGGGCCTGTTTGGTCGATTCAAATTGTAAACAAGTGTCCATCTAATGTTGAAGTATTTTTAATTCACGCGGAGTAACTATGGCTAAGAAGAACCAGTTTGCTGAATCTATGGCCAAGGCCTTGATGGGCGATGAAGCGCCAAAGAAAAGAAAGAAAATCGACTTCAGGATGGCTGACCCGTTTGCGGCCGGTGCGGTCTATTCTGCCAAGCTCACTAAGGATGATGTTGCGGAACACACCGAGCGAGTTAAGGGAGAAAGTCCTTTAATTAAGTCTGTACTCAACGTACTTAATGGTCCAGGCGATTCAATCGAGCGTCTGGCGTTTGAAAATCAGCCTTGGACCAGTAATACGTACGGCGGACTGTGGAAGCGTAAGCTACGTCTTTTGCCAGACGAAATTCTGAAAAGAATTAGTATTCAGGACGACCTTGTTGCGGCAATCACAAACTTGCGCAGCCATCAGGTCAAGGCCTTTGGTCGCCCTCAGCCAGACCGTTTTTCTACTGGATACAAAATCGAAGCCATTCCCGGTTACATGGAGCGTTTGTCTGATGAAGACCGGAAAAGAGTTCAAGAGTCCATCGCAAAGGCTGAAGCTAATCTTTTGACTTGCGGGGAGACTAAGGGCTGGTCGGACGACGACGCGGCTTCCTTGTCTCAATTTTTGCACATTCAGGCGCGCAACGCAATCGTTTTTGGCCGTATCGCCACAGAAGTTATTTACGTCGAAACAAGCAAGGGTCGCAGGTTCCATAGTTTTCGACCCATTGACGCTGGCACAATCTACAAGGCGGCTCCGTTTAAGACACAGGCTCAGTCTGTGCGCGATAATGCGCTAAGTATGCTTCAGGAGCTTAAGGGTGACCGAAAGAGGCTTGCCCCAGAACGCTACGTTGCCGATGAGTATTCGTGGGTACAGGTAATTGACGGCCGACCTGTACAGGCCTTTAGTTCAGAGGAATGCGTTGTACACAACTTTTTCCCGTGCACGGACGTAGAGCTTGATGGGTATCCAGTTACCCCAATGGATACGGTAATTACCGCAATCACAACTCACATTAATATTGGTACTCACAACAAGCTTTACTTCCAGTCGGGTAGAGCGGCTCGCGGAATGCTAGTCATTAAGTCCGACGATGTTGACGAATCCGTTGTAGCTACAGTACAGCAGCAGTTTAATGCCTCAATCAACTCGGTCGGAAATTCATGGCGCATGCCGCTGTTTTCAGTCGGTACCGACGAAGAAATCGTTTGGACTGCCATTGATTCGGCTGGCGGTCGCGACATGGAGTTCCAGTATTTGTCCGATAGCAACGCACGACAAATTCTTTCGGCCTTTCAGGTATCGCCAGAGGAAATTCCCGGTTACGCACACCTTTCAAGAGGAACGAACAACCAAGCCCTATCAGAATCCAACAACGAATATAAGCTCGAAGCTCACAGAGACGTTGGCATTAGACCTTTAATCGCCCAGCTTCAGGATTTTCTTAACTCGCGCATTCTACCCTTGGTAGCTCCTGAACTCGCGAAAAATTGCTACTTAAAGTTTGTTGGTTTGGACTCGGATACAGCGGAAAAAGAGTCAGTTCGCCTACAGGAAGACATGGCGATTCACATGTCAATCGACGAGGTCCTTGAGACCGTGGACAAGACTCCTCTTGGAAAGAAGTGGGGAGGCCACTTCCTGCTTAATCCGCAGTGGCAGCAAGTTCTTGATAAATACTTCTACCAAGGCGAAATTATGGAGTATTTCTTTGACATGAAGGGTGCTGCTCAAGACCCTAGCTTGAAATTCATTAATAATCCAAACTTCTTCAGTTGGCAGCAAATCATCCTTAGCCAACAGCAACAGACCCAGCAACTCCAGCAACAGCAAGTCCAGCAACAGCAAGTCCAGCAACAGCAAGTCCAGCAGCAACAGGCACAGGGCGACTTGACTAGCTCTATCGACCAGCTAGGAGGCCTGCTGACGAAGTCTGAGCAGCAACTCCCCAGCAACGCAAAACACCTGCTCGCGAGTCAGCGAAAGGTAGTTTCGGCCTTACTAGAGTCGTTTGAAAAGGAGAGCGACACCGCGATTGATCAGATTCTGGACGTTGCGATTAGCCACACCTAATGAAAACTCATTTGTCAAAAAAGGCCGTACAGACAATTGAAGAAGCTGTAGACAAGCTGTATGATTCAGCGAAAGAAAGGTTTCTAGGTCCCGGCGCCTATCGTAGCTGGGGCAAGAAACTCGTTTTTGGGTTTCCAGAAGAGCTTTCTTTAGTTGGTCTTTTTGCAGAGGCCTCGCGAGCAGAAGGCGCTTCTCCACGGGAAGAAGTTCTGCACACTCTACTGAGAGTTGCGGCTAAATACATTGACTCCCGCCGAGAGCACACAAAAGCGCGTGTCGTGGCAGAAGTACACGGTTTCATTGAAGAGGCTAATGAAAAAGGTATTAAAACAGACCCTCGCACTGTACTTCAGGGCAGACTCACCGAAGTCTGGAAAGATGCAAAGGCAGACATTAAAAAGATTGTCGAAAGCGAATCGACTCGTGTTAGAAATACGGGTCTTTTTGACGCAGCAACAAGAATTGCAGCCATGTCAGGGCAGTCTGACCCAACAATGTTTTTTGTTGTTGTTAGAGACGGTAACCGTTGCGAAGAGTGCACTGAGCTTCACTTAATGCCGGATAAAGTTACTCCACGCCTATGGAAGCGTAGCGAAATCGGTGCGAGTTACCATAAGCGTGGCGATAAAACACCCAAAATCGGCGGGCTGCATCCTCACTGCCGGTGTTTTTTAACTGTGTTGTTGCCGGGTTACGGTTTTGACTCATCTGGAAAAGTTAAGTACATTAAGCCGGGCTACGACGCTTACGCAGAATCAAAAGCCGAGGCAGAACCCGAATAAGTGAGCAATCCGGTCAGCAATAACCATAAGAGCCGGTGAAAAACCAATAATCGCCACGAGTCGCTTTTTCATAAGTGAGTTGTACTACCCGTCTATTAATAGGTCAAGGGGTAATCTTATCGCTTATGGCAAAGTATCAAGTACCAGAAAACCCGACTGGCATGATTATTGATGGAATCATGGCCTCTGAGGCTATTGATTCTTCGGGTGAGGTATTCAGCGTTACCGGCGCCGACATTTCGTCTTTCCTAGACGGCACGGCCCATGTAAATTGGGAGCATCGCGGTCACGATGAAGCTGAAATTCCGGGCGCTGAAATTGTCGGCAAAATTCTTTTTGCCAAGAAAATCTTCAAGGAGTCCGACTGCGAAAACGATAGACAGCGCGAGTATTGGTATGAGGTAAAGCTACCGTATATTTACGGGGTTGCTCGGCTTTATGACGGTGCTGGACACGAAGGTTCCAGGGCAATCGCGGCCATCATTAGGGATTCGCATGCTAACAATGAACCCGTTGCAATTGGATGGTCTATCGAAGGCTCTACCCTCAAGAGAGTAGATAACATTCTTTCTAGTACGGTATGTCGCCGCGTGGCCATCACAGTAAAGCCCTGCAATAAAACCGCTCTACTGGGTGTCCTTGATGACCCGAATGCTCCCAAGGGATTCGTTAAAGACGCGAGCAAGGTAGACCTCGTCGGAATGGTCGATAAAACTGAGTTTCCGAGTGTTTTCCAGCGTCTTGGCGGTCACGAAATGGAGTACGGATTATCTACCATGAAGGCGATGGTTGCCGGCAACTACAACGCTGCGCCCGGCACAATCAATAATGGCGCCGCTCTACAAGTCGAAGACAGAAATTTGCGTGCAAGCGCAAAGGCTGCTCTGCGCGACTGGGACAGAGTAACGCCGTTTAAAGACTTCCTTAAGGCGCGTATGCCAGATGTAAGCGATGAGTTTATTGACCATTTCACCGACCTAGTTGAGTCCCATCACTTGAAAATGAAAAAGACGGAAGAGGCCCTAATGGACCTACGTAAGGCCGGAAAGACCCCCAAGAAGCCACAGCCTGCACCTGAGGCTAGCTCTAGCCTTACAATTCAGGGAAAGCCAGTCCCAACCGCTTCCTTTAATGTAAAGGGTCCTTCATTTAATCCAGACACAGGAGTTCTTACCACAAAAGGTGGCCTGTTCCAAGCCTCGACGCCAGACTCCCCACACCCAAATCTTGCCGCTCATGTGGCCGGGAAAGATATCGCCGGAGAATTCCAGAAAGAAATGGCAGAAGGTCGCCCCCACCACATGAGGGCGATGCAATCTTGGATGAAAGCTAACCAAGCATTCACTTCAGGCGAAGTTCCAGAAGGGCTCGTTAGTCACGCTGTCGCTTTTGCGTTAATGAGCCCCGGGATTAAAGTTCCAATGCAGGAATCAATGTATGGCCATTTTGTGGACGCCCTACACAACCAAGGCTTACAGTCACCAAGCAGAGACAAGTGGGACGCGACTATCAAAGACTGGCTTTCGCGCAACAGGAGCGGAATGCCAAATCACTCGCGAGCACACTTCGAGGCGATGGAGCAAAATCTAAATGCTCGTTCTGCCGTTAGGTCGAAGAGTGGCTCCTACATCGGGTATTCGAAGCCCAGCAAGGTTATCGAGTACCTAGGAGAGTATCTCAAAAACCACCACGACCAAGTCGTTGACACAATCCGCAATAGCAAAGGAAACGCCCAACTGGCTGCCCGCAAACTAACCGAGGTGAGAGGCGTAGCCCCAAAGCTGGCTCGTTACCTGCTAGGAATGATGGGTGGCGGAAATGTTATTGTACCAGACACACACTTTATTCGCCACTATTTCGGCGCTCGCCCTGATGCCCCGGGAGGGCAATCTGGCTCTTCCCCAGACACGGAAGCAATCGACCACCTAAAAAAGACCCTCTTGAGCTCGACCGCGAGTCACGATATTCTAGAAGGCATTGATAAGCACTATTTTAAAAATCACGCTTCTGTGAAATCTGTACTCAATGACCCCGAACTTGGTCCTTACTTTAAGGGTCGGGAAGAGCAGGCTCTGTTCCCAGCTTTCTGGAAGCACTGGAATTCAATTGCTGGCCATGAGCGTCGTATCGGCATCCCCTCAAACTCAGCCTACAACGAAGGCACAGACCATACTCCATTCTGGGATGCCGTCAACCCAATGCTTAAGTCGGAAGCTTACGAGCCCGACCTGCACTCTTCAACAGCTATGCAGCACCACCGCTGGGTTGAAAAGCACGGACACGTGCACGCCTTGGATTTGTTTTGGCGCTATCTTGCCCCGCGCCTCATCGCGAATGACGCCAAGCGTCAACAGGCTGAAATTCACAAAGCAGAAGCCTTGTCGGTTGAGCTTTTGGCCGGCTTGAACTTCGTGGTGGAAGACCTCACAAAGTCAGACGACCCAGAAGAAAAATACGCCGTACCTTACCTCGGAAACAAGGTAATTCCGGGTCGCACTAATGGTGGCCGCTCGATTCTGCACATTGACGACCAAGACCGAGTACACACGGTGCCGTTCGGAAAGGAGCACAACTATAGTCCTGAGGACCTGCGCGTGGACTACACGGGACACCGCAATAACAGCAACGACACGGAAAATTTTCGTAATGCCGTCGCTACGCCACCAAAAATTCTCGGAAAGAGCCTAAAGCCTACATCTGAACACCACGTCGGTCAATTTAATACTTCTCCCGAGTCACAAGAGCTTATTCGAAATTTCACATTCGGTAAGCGTGGACCTAACATGGCTGAAGATGGTTCGAGAGGCGTCCACAATTATTGGTCAAAGCTAGACAACGGCAAGCACGTATATGTCAAAGGTCAAGCGAATAAGGGCCGTGACGAGGTGCGCAATGAAGGTATTTATTATTCATTGGCCAGAAACTTCTGGGGAATGGGTGCCCACGTGCCTACTGTGGCAGTTGTACGCCACCCACAAACCCGTCAAGAGCACGCCATCATTGAGCACTTGCCGGGCGAGCACGTAAACGATGACAACTGGACTGAAGAGCACGCCAAAATTCCTCAGCACCAAATCGAAAAGGCCTCTATTATGAATTACGTAATGGGCAACGCCGACCGCCATGAACGCAATTATCTCTTGCATCCAAACGAAAAGGATGGTACTAACAATCTAGTGTTAATTGACCACGGGCTCATGGGAAGTCCAGCCGGAATTGTTGATATGTACCCTCCTACGTACGCGATTGGCAGGAGAGACACACCTCTTACGCCAGAAACCAAACAGTGGCTACAGAACCTTGACCCAAACGAACTTAATTCGCAAATGGCACGTTTGGAAGACCACCGAGGCCCACAAATGGCAACGAAAATCAAGAAAATCAAAGAGCTTGCACAGCAGCCCAATGCCCGCCTTGTCGATTTACTCCACAAAAGAAACTTTTCACAAGAGGGCTTTGTAGATGTTTAATTCACTTTACTACGTTTTTGACATTCGCCCTCACGAGTCGGGAGACCTGCACCACAAGCTTTTGGGTAAGTTTCTGCTGAAGGATGGAACTTTTTTAATTCTTGAGGACCACGGAATGGCAAGGGTTCCTCTTGACACCTTGTCGCCAGCGGAAATTTCTGCTAAGATTCAAGCCCTAGCAAGTTCTCAGCGAACAATGGTTGTTTCAGCTGAAGACCTTAAGCAAGGTCACTATCCAGAACTCCTACCCTCTACACAAGAGGGTAGACGTATTTCATCAGAACTCAAAGATGCAATGGATAGGCAATTGAGTTCTGATGGTGGCCCAACAAGTGTTTTTGATTATTTTCGCGACGGTTCTCCAGCCCCTCAGCTACTGGAAATCAAGGGGCAAACCGCCACTTTGGACGGGCTGGCGCTTTCCCAAGACGAACTAAGCCGCCTCATGCAGAACGCCCAGCAAGGCAAGGCAAAGATCCGCCACCACATCGAAGGGTCTAATTTGCAGAAGATTGAACCAACACTCGCTGAAGCTCTCGGTCATATCCGTAGGGCCGTTCAGCAGGGGCATGTTGCCCCAGAAGCAGTACGCACACTTAATAGGCAATTATTTACCGATTCTATGGTGCCTAGTCTAGGAAATAAAATGGCCTACAACGACTTTCTTTCGCGTCCACGACCGGGAGTACACGTTCACGTAGACCTGCAAGATTTTGGCCAGCTTAACAAGCACCCCTACAACTACACGGTAGGTGATTCAGCTATTGTCGCTGCTGGTAAGGCGTTTAGAGAAGCAATGGACGAAAGCGTAGGACGAAAAAACGGCAAGGCTTTTCGGGTTTCAGGTGATGAATTCAGGGCTCACGTTCCGAGCAGTCAACATGCCGCGCATTTCCTGCGTACCTTCCGACAAAAGCTTGAAGCCATTCCGGCTATTAGAGGAACATTTCGGCTCAGTACAAGTGCTGGGTATGGTACGACTCCAGATAATGCGGAGTCAGCTTTAGTTTCAGCTAAGCACAAAAAGCAACTAGCGAACCACCCTAAGGGGCAAGCCCCATCCTACATCGAAGCTCACCCCGAATTTACGCAGCCTGCTGCGCCTACCCAAGTTTCTAATTAAACCTTTTTGTTTAGAAACTTTTTGTTGATTTTTGCGAAAAAGGTCGTAATCGAGTCTTTTACCATTTCGTCAGCAATAGAAAGATTTCTCCAAGTAGGAGAAAATACGGCGTATTTAGTAATTTCCCTATTCACCCTTGAAAGCTCTGCAAGTAAAGCTGGGAGCTTAAGGGTGAATAAGTGCTTCTTGTAGAGAGCTTGCCATTCTTCTGGCGCGCCTCCGAGATTAAAGTAATCGTCAGACATTTGAGAAAAACTCTTCTAGTTCAGTTGGAACACCTAGGCAGAAAACCTTTGGGCGGATAACTCCCAATGCCTTGCATTTTGCACGTACGTCTCTGGAAAGACTGGAAATTTCTTTTTGTGTCATTCCATTTACGTCTATCTCTATTGCAATCATTTCAATCGCTCCCCCTCCCTGATACTTGCACGTGCGACGTAGTTTGTCTCCGGTAACAAGCTTAAGTTCGCGGTTCAGTAGCTCTGAGTCAATTGGAATCATTTAGTTCTTTCTGCGGCTGTTTTTACGGCAAGTCCTGCAAATTCCTCTGCGTGGCTCGAATTCTAGCAGACTCGGAAGGCACTCTTTGCAGTGGTTGCACTCCTTGAGTCCCTGCTCAACCAAGCAAGACTTGCAATTTCCGTTAGAACCGCAAACACTTAGAACACAACACCTCGTACAAATCGTAGGTGTAAGGCCATTTGAACGCAAGTATTTTGTTCGTCTACAATTAGAGCAGCTGGTCACTTTATATACCAGTCCGCATTTTGTGCAAGTTGTCACTTAAGTCAGATTACGGGCGATGGGCGGGTTTTGTCCGCTTTAAAGAAATGTAAACTGATTTTTGTAAACAACTTTTTAACCCTTATCCAAGGAGCACAATAATATGTCAGCTAAGGCCCTTTCTCTTGCGAACGATATCCGCGACGAACTCGTGAAGCGTTTCAGCGGTGTTCTAACTGTTGGTGCGGTTCAGTTCGACACTGACCTACTACCTTACGTTCTTGTCGGTGCTGGTACTGCCGGCTCCCAGTCTGCTCTTCTAAAGATTGCGGATATTCTCCCTGTTGGCTTCAACGCTATTGGTCAGGCGGCAGTTTCGTACGGCAACCCCTGCAAGATTCAGGCTGTTCTTGAGACCTCAGCCGTCTCGAACGTTCCTCTTTTGACTGGCGCTAACATTACCCAGCTGCTTGGCATGCTCGCTCACCGTGGCTCGCGCATTGAGCTTTACCAGTCGGCTAACGGCACTGCGGTTGCTATTGCTCAAATCACTTCGGGTAACCTCAAGACGACCTTTGAGCCTGACTTGAAGTACAAGACCACGAGCCAGATTTAAGTTCTTGACAGCTAATGAAAGGAAACTAACATGGCTATTAAGGACGCACAGCTTCGCGCTACAATTGAAGCGCTGCAAGCAGAACTCGAAAACATTTGGGTTGCGGCAAAGCCCGGCCTGATGAAGGCAGAAGGCGACAAGCCTGACACAGACGGTCCTTCCGACGATGGCGCGGCTGATTCGGCTTCAGCGCCAGTAGACTCGGCCGCGACGCCTACTCCTGATGCTCCCTTAGACGGTGCCGGTTCGGCTTCCGCTGCTCCAGATTCCGCTGCTCCAGACGGCGCCTCTGACCCCGCTGCTCAGCAGAGCCCAGTGACCGTAGAGGCTCTCCAAGCCGAATACGCGCAGCTGCCTCCTGAGGAGCTAGACATGCACCTTCAGGCCGCGATGGCTGCTAAGCAAGCCCTTGCTGGCGCTGCTGGCGGTCCTCCGGGTGCTCCCGCTCCCGCTGCTCCCATGGGTCCTCCCCCGGGCGCAAGCGCTTCACCCGCTTCACCTGCGGCTCCTTCTGCCGGTCCTGAGTCTCAGGTCCTTCCTCCTGACGGAATGGCGCAAAAGGCTGAAATTGCAACACATGCTCAGGCAAACGGCGGCAAGATGGGCAAGTCTGAAATCGACACTCTTCGAACTGCTCTAGCTAAGACCCAAGAGCTTATCGAGAAGCAGAACGCGGTCATGAAGTCTCAGGCCGAAGATGTGGAAAACCTGACCAAGTCGATTGAACTTGTTCTTACTCGCCCTGAACGCAAGGCTGTAACCAATATGGCTTTCCTTTCGAAGTCTGAAGTTGAGACCTCGACTAAGTCTGCGAAGACTTTTACTCCCGAGAGCGCTCGTGCTGCTCTAGCTGAAATGATTCCTACTTTATCGAAGGCTGAGCGTCAAGTTGTTCTTAAGTTCTACAACGGTGAAGTCAAGGCCGATGCTTTGGCGCCGATTCTCGAAAAATTCAACAAGTAACATTAACCAATAAGTAATAAGTATTCAAGGAGAAATCACAATGGCAAGCGAAGTAACACAGGCACTGCTCAAGGCGTTGGAAGCGGGCAACTATAATGCGGCTCCCTCTACGCTCGTGCAGGGTGGCGCACTTCAGATTGAGGACCTCTCGAACGTGATGCACGTCATTACTTTCGAGGAGAAGGCGATTAAGTTGCAGAAGGGTCTCAAGACCACTTCTTGCAAGTCAACTCTGGCTCAGTTTGACCGTCAGCTTTCGTTCGGTATTTTCGGCGCTTCGGCCCAAATTGAAGGCGCAATTGGTCAAGAGGAAGACAGCCAGTTCGTACGTATCGTGGTTCCGATGGCTTACTACAGCCACACCCGCCGTGTAACGGTTGTCGCGAATATGGTACAGACCGTTGACGGTGTCAAGGCCGAAGAGCGTAGCGCGAGCGATGCTGCTAAGAAGCTAGCGGCAGACTTCGAGTTCGACCTCTTCCGTGGCAAGTCTGACTTCTCTAACGCTGGTGTGTTCGACGGCAACATGGGTATTATTCCTGCGCTCCCGAACATCCTTGGCCTAGATTCACAGGTTCGTATGTCGGATTCCGAGCGAAACAGCCAGGACCTTATGTTTAACGAGTTCGGCGGCACTGACTCGGTGCTCGTTTCGGTCGGTGGCGTGCTGACTCAGGACGCGATTGAAGATGCCCACGTGCGCAGCACCATGCAGCACGGCGAGGCCGAGCAACTGCTCGTTGACCCTAAGGTTTTGAGCGCTTACAATAAGATTTCGTTCGGTAAGGAGCGTATCGTTCTTGCTGGCTCGGCTCAGGACGCGACTGCGGCCGATTTGAAGCGCCAGTGGGTTTCGGGTGGTACCGTCTCGATTGAGGCTAGCCGCTTCCTGTCTGGAAAGACTGGTCCTGCTGCTCCTCGTGCGACCGGTCCAGCTGCTCCTTCGATTTCGGTAGGCAACTTGGGTAGTAGCTCGGCTATCACTGCGGGTACTTACAGCTACTACGCTAGCTCGGTCAACGAACTCGGTGAGTCGCCTGTTTCGGCTGTCGGCTCTGTGACTGCTGCTGCCGGTGACCAAATCACCGTAACAATCACTCCTTCGGGCTCGCCTAAGTATTTCAACGTGTACCGTAACAACGCTGGTGCTCCTGCGGCTACTGCGAAGTTCATCGGTCGCGTTTCTAACTCGGGTGCTGCCACTACGGCCTTTATTGACCTTGGAAACAAGAAGCCTGGCTTTGTAACTGGTTTCCTAATCCAGAAGGACTCGATGGAAGTAATGGAATTGGCTCCTTACTCGCGCATGAAGCTGGCCGTAACTGACCTCAGCATGCCTGAGGCTCACTTCAGGTTCGCTACCCTAGCAGTGATTAAGCCTCGCCACAACGTAATTCTCGATAACCTTGTCGGCAGCTACTAATCAGTAAAACTAGAATAAGTAGAATGAAACGGCAACTTCTTTAATGAGGTTGCCGTTTTTCTTTTTATCGTCATCAAAATGTGGTAAAGTGATTAGAGGGTATCTACCGACGCATAATGACTGAAGAGCAACGGGCCTTAGAAGGAGTAACCTCCAGTAGGACATTTGGCGACAAAAGTCCTTTATTCAGAATCGAGGATTACGGTCACCGAAAGTGGATTTGTGGCTTGCCAAGCGAGAAACAGGATGGTACTATTACCGCATGACAAAGCGACTGACTCTTAAGGAAAAGGTTTACCGTCGAATCTTGAGTGCTGGAGATTCTGGACTAACGATTAGTGAGCTTGTCTCTGTACTTAATCGACAAACAATTAAGTATCCTCGGCACAGCGTTAGGGCCCGAGTTTCAGAGCTAAAGCAGAAGGGTTTACTGAATTCTCAGTCGGGTTGGTTTCCAGACCGTGCTCGCCGAAGCTGCTGTGATAGCCTGTATACAGTGAATGATACTCAAACGTAATACTTTACTTTAAAGTAGAGCCGCTGCTACGCTAACTGGTAAAGCGAAGCCCAGTGAGGGGGCTGATTCTCGGTTCGATTCCGAGGCGGCGAGTTAAGAGCAATAATCTGCTCTTTATGTTTGAGACAAAAGTCGCCCAGCCTTGCGGTATTCGTTCTTTTGAATAAAAAGGTGTGCGATTGTGTCTGTACGAACCCTCGGCACCTAACGGTACCGGGGGTTTCGAGTTTTAAAAGGTAGAAAAGAAGAGCTTGACAAGTAGAACAAAGTAGATGTACAATACGCCGCATCGAAGTGGTTTGAAATCGAGAATACGACAAATTGCTGCTTTGGCCGAGAGGATAGGCCACTGTTTCGTAAACAGTACCACGTGGGTTCGAATCCCACAGGCAGCTATGCGGGAAGCCGATAATTCGAGTCCGGCTTCACTCAAAAGCTGAGCTTTTGGGGTGTAGCTCAGTTGGCAGAGTACCCGCGCTTGGGTTGTAAGCTTAGATGGCGAAGCAACTGGCTCTTAACCAGTAGAACTCGGTTCGATTCCGAGACGACCCACTAATTCGTTTACGTCGCAAGTCTCACTGGCACGACGTTTTTTCTTCGTTGCAATAGAAACAAAACATTGTTATAAGACTCAGGGCAGAGGTTTTAATCGGTAGACTACGGGTTGCAAGCATTAAGGTGATGCACCTTCCTTTTAAGTTGGAGAACGGGGGTCAGTACCCCGGCGACCCACTGTAGTAAGGCACCAAGGTAACTCCTTGGGTAAGACCTAGTATCTGGTCTCGCAGACGGATTCTGTGAGAGGTTTCCTAAACCACTTTGTGTGGGTTCGACTCCCACCGAGACCTAGTAGTTGCTCCTGTACCGGCACTGCCTTCTAAACAGTTAAACCGTAATGGACGATGTGGGTTCGAATCCCATCGGGAGCTTGGTCATAATAGTTTAAATGCTCACACCTCTTTGAGAAGCCGGCAGGCATGGACATATTGGTGAAAATCAAGTTTCTGACTATGTATTTTCGATGTGGAGTCTGTTAGGATAGACAGTGCCCTCATAAAGCACTAGCAGCCGGTTCGAATCCGGCCACATCGTTGTAGTAAATAGTAAATGGGCTCGCATGTTCCAAGGGGGCGAGAAGGCTTTGCAGGCCATCTGTGTAGGGTTCGATTCTCTACGAGTCCACTGTAGTAAGCAGTAAAGTAAATGGCCTCTTAGCTCAATGGATAGAGCAGCACGCTACGAACGTGAAGGTTTTGGGTTCGAATCCCAAAGAGGCCTACCACCGCGAAAGCCGCTTGACACAAGTGGCGACCACACAAATGGTTGAGTGTCCTACCGGGTAAAACCGGTAGTATTTAGGGGGTTCATATAACGGTTAGTATGACAGGCTCTGAACCTGTTCGTGAAGGTTCGAATCCTTCATCCCCTGTGAAGTATGAGGTGTAGGTGTTATGGTAGCATTCTGGGTCTCCAATTCAGGGCGCGGGTTCGACCCACGTGCACCGCACAGTAGCAAGTAATGCCCCGTTAGTTTACATGGTCTAGAATGCCGGCCTTTCAAGCCAGAGAAGTGGGTTCAATTCCCACACGGGGTACTGTAGTATGAAGTTGCGTGTATAGCCAAGAGGTAAGGCATCAGGCTTCCACCCTGACAGCGCGGGTTCGACCCCCGCTACCCGCACAGTAATTTGCCCGCTTAGCTCAATTGGTTGGAGCACTCGGCTTATATCCGAGAGGCTGTAGGTTCAAATCCCACAGCGGGTACTGTAGTAAACATATAGGGTTAGCTCAGAGGAAGAGCGCTTGCCTTGGACGCAAGAGGTCGAGATTTCGAAATTCTCACCTTATACACAGACGGAAGATTTTGTTCCGTCAACTTCGTGCGTTTATTTGTTGAAGAACACGAAGTTTAATTTTCAGGTATTGCGGTAATGGCAACCTACCGGCGTCGGAAGCCGGTATTGAAAGTTCGAATCTTTCATACCTGACTAGACCTGTTAGCCTTTTGGGAGGGCACCGGATTGCAAACCCGGCGAGATGGGTTCGATTCCCATACAGGCCTCTAGGGCTCTCTTAGTTCAGTTGGAAAAACACCGGTCTGGTATATCGGTATCCCCGGTTATGCCGTATTCGACTTCTAGTGAGGTCTCAAGGCTCTCTCCCTTGACAGACGGGAGCAAAACCCGTATACGGTACTGGTATCAATTGTCTCAGCAAAAATGTCCGCAAGGTGAGTCAGAAGCGTCACATATTCGTCGGCTGGCACCGACGAACATACAAGTTCAAAAAGTTCCGAGTGGGGAGGTTTCATAGACTCGTGAGCCCGCCTTTCCCCAAGGTGATGGCTTCCCCAGTGCTGGGGAGTAATAGGCAGAACGGTACAGCCAATACAGCACACACCGTGACACGGAAGAGAGAATCCGACATGCACCCTTAGCTCAATGGTAGAGCGACGCGCCTACACCGCGAAGGTTGGGGGTTCGAATCCCTCAGGGTGCATATTAGTGCTCCTTTCCTACAGTGGTCGAATAGACTTGTTTTGTAAACAAGAGGGTTAATACCCCATCGTGGGTTCGAATCCCACAGGGAGCTTAAATTTGTCGTATTCAAAACCCGCATTCTATTGTAATATATAATTCATGCTTAAAGAAAAGCCATTGTCGATTGTCGAAGCAGTAGAAGACGAGCTACTGAGCATCCTCGAAAAGAATCCGCTGTATTTCTTGCCGGATGAATTCGACATTACACTTGAGGACGCAGATTTCGACTGTACGATAAAGCAAGACATTGCTTCAAAAGCAGCCATCCTTTTCTTTAGTCCAAGTGTCATGCGCATTAGCTGCTGTGGAGTCAAGATGAATATTCATCGGGAGTCGTCTATAATCCGCCCGCTAGAGACTTTTCACTAATGCTTACTCCTTCGCAAATCATTGATTCTATTGCTGAAAAGCTAGTTAAGGGTGAAATTGCCCCTCTAGAAGCAGCAGAGACTTTGGCGAAGGCTGCTAAGCACGTGAAATTTCTAGAAGAAATGGTTGGGCGCCACTGCACCAAAGAGTACAAGCCGGGATAATCTGCCTAATATGCAGATTTCACTCGACGCCTACCTAGACTATCTGCGGTTTCACGGCTGTGACCCTGAAATCACCAATCTTCACATTGCAAGAGACAGCTTCTATAATTTAAAAGCTTGCAAGCTACCGTGCGGTAAGGTAGTATTAAGCACGGACGAAGTAAACCCCTTTATAGACCAAGTTGAAGTAAGTCACCTAGAAAGCCGTACTTACTTTACTTTTTACATCCTAGATAAAGGAGTCAAGATTTACGCTGACCCGGCGTTTCTGTTTTTGGGTGACTACAATAGTCAGGGGTTCGGTGAAATTCCCATTGACTATCTCAAGGAAGTTGTGGTAGAATCAATTCAAGACGTACACGAAGAAACAGTAAAAAGAGTGGTTGATTACTTTGCGAATCATCCACCAGTAAACTGGTAAGTGGGCTACTTGCATAATGGTAGTGCCTGTGGCTTTGAACCACATGGTCCTCGTTCGATTCGGGGGTGGCCTGTAAGAAGTTATAATCTGAAACTCGATATGCAGACCTCGTTTAACTATAGCCACATGTCAAGCCTTTGCGGCTTGTGGCTAGGTCTGTCGTTTAATAGCTCCTTGGATAATTAATAGGCCCACAAGGCTACTCCAAGTCGAAGTAGACAAACGAATCAAACAACTTGACAGTAGCCGTAAAAGCCTGTTATAATCCAAGTCACAAAAGAATATACCAACAATGGGTTGTTGGCAGAACGGTTATGCAACGGGCTGTAACCCCGTGTCATTGCGACATACCAAGGTTCGACTCCTTGACAACCCACTAGCGTTTAGCCCAAATGAGAGGCACCCCGATAGAAAGGGGCACAGCGTAGGAATGTACCACCTTTTACGTGGTACTGACCCTACAACGCTTTCGCCTAGGTACCCCAATCGGTAGAGGGCTACTGTTGAGAACAGTAGAGTTGCGAGTTCGAATCTCGCCCTAGGCACTGATGGCCAAGTACCCCAATTGGTAGAGGGACCGGTCTCAAAAACCGGGTGTTATGGGTTCGAGTCCCATTTTGGCTACACATGGCGAGGTACCCCAATTGGCAGAGGGACTGGTCTTAGAAACCAGATGCTAAGGGTTCGAATCCCTTTCTCGCTACTGTTTTTGGTCCAGTACCCCAACTGGTAGAGGGAGCGGACTTAAAATCCGCGAGTTAGGGGTTCGAGTCCCCTCTGGACTATGTAGTAGAAGTATAGCAATGTTGCTCTGGCATAGACGGATGTGCAGTGGACTGAAAATCCACACAGACAGGTTCGATACCTGTGGGCAGCACTGAAGTTGGGTTCTTGGCATGTCTGGTGATTGCGGCTGCCTGTTAAGCAGTGAAAGCAGGGTTCGATTCCCTGAGGGCCCTTGTAAGTAATATGCAATAAGTGTTACGGTAGCACGTCTAGCTCCAAACTAGTTAGCGTGGGTTCGACTCCTACATTGCATGTGAACAGGCGCAGACACTGGGTGCGTAACCCCCGGCGACTCTTGCGAGTGATAGAGCTAGGCACTCTTGAGCGAATACCTCCGACTAAGGACCTGTTTCTTTTTATCCCGTGTGAGGCTGCTGGTGTGGCCGGTGCGCCGTCAACGCATTGAGGTCGGTTCGATTCCGTCACATGGGGCTGCGGTTGTAGTGTAGTGGACAAAGGCACGTTTCTCTGTGAAAGAAAAGGGTCGGGTTCGAGTCCAGGCAACCGAATATGGAATCTAAATCTTGTGCTTCCGCTGAAGTTCTGGTAGAAGTGTTCGAAACCGATAAGGAAGTCCTCAAGCTTAAAAATAGTACCGAAGAAAAAGCTGACACAAGGTCTTTGTGGGTTTGCGACCACTGCCCGGCTCATGGTGGTGAAAATATCAAGCGTTTTGCAAAGCACGGCGTAAAGAAGAAGCTTAAGAATTGGAAGTAATGGAGGGGGCGCTCACAACGGCAACGTGAGGTCGGTCTTGAAAACCGATAGCTCTGAATAAGGGCCGGGTTCGACTCCTACCTCCTCCGCATGAAGTTCCCGAACCGAATATGACAGTTTCTTCATGCGGGTTCGATTTGGAGAATAAACCACTGAGGTTGTGGCGCTGCCTGCTAAGCAGACGGCATCTTTAAAAGGTGTGAGTTTCGAATACTCTGTTCTCCGCATGAAATACCTGATATTAATGGTTGCGCGCTCTTCACCACGGAGTCACACAATGGAAATGACCATTAACGGCGTCAAGTACGAAATCGGCCCTAAGGCTAACCTTTTCAGAGCTAACCTTTACAAGGCTAACCTTTTCAGAGCTAACCTTTACAAGGCTAACCTTGTCAGGGCTTACCTGTTTGGGGCTGACCTGTCTAACGCTAACCTGTCTAGCGCTAACCTGTCTAACGCTCGCCTGTCTGAGGCTAACCTTACTGGGGCTAACCTGTTTGAGGCTTACCTGTTTGAGGCTTACCTGTTTGAGGCTAACCTGTCTAGCGCTAACCTTTCTAAGGCTAACCTTGTCGGGGCCAACCTTTCTGAGGCTAACCTTACTGGGGCTAACCTTACTGGGGCTAACCTCACTGGGGCTAACCTGTCTAACGCTAACCTTGCCGGGGCAATTTTGCCCGACTTCAAAATCACCCCTGATACTGGCGTTTTTACCGGGTGGAAAAAGGTTTTCGGTAACGTTATTCTTGAGCTTGAAATCATCGGTGAGCGTAATTCTTCGCTTATCGGTCGTAAGTGTAGGACCAATAAGGCTAAGGTTGTCGAGGCTTACAATCGAGATGGTTCGATTTGTACTGAAAAGGAGTTTGAGTCGCTCTTTAGCCCAAATTTCAAGTATGTCGTGGGTGAAACTATTTGCGAACCCGAATACGACCATGATATCCGAGTCGAGTGCACTAAGGGTATCCATTTTTTCATGACCCGTAAGGAAGCTGAAGGGCACACCTAAAGGTCTTGCCAGTAGGCTCGAAACCTGATATTAGTGGTGGCACCCACTTCACAATGGAGTCACACAATGAAACTACCGTTAACGGTATTGAATACGAAATCGGCCCTAAGGCTAAACTCTCTAACGCCGACCTGTCTAGGGCTGGCCTTAATGATACCAACCTT